AGCTTTTGTCATGCACCGGAATCTGGTAAATTTCATTCATCCGCAAGACAAACAGTTTTCGCCTATGTTTGGCGTGGGCTTAACTTGTTTGCGGATAGGTTTTACCAGGACCTCGGTGCTGCAGTTATGTCCCACGTTTTCTTTTGGTATATAAAAATGCTTGACGGGACTTCAGGCCAAGAATAAGAGTATTATGAAAAGTACATTATTAAATGAACTTATGAAGATTCCTAAAGATGCTACTTTGATAACAGTACAAGGTGTGGAGATGCAAGTTATAGATAAAGATGAAGCCGTGCGTTTGTTAGACTCCGATCCGAACGACAGCAACATTCATGAGTGCACATTAAGTAGCGGTCATTTCCTGTTTCAAACAGAAAACAGAATTCTCGTTTCTCTGTATAAAGTAGTATGAATACCCCAATAAAGCAGCGGTATTTCACTGATAGCATCTTGTTCCTCTTTTCTTCTTAATAGAACATCTGGAGGGAGAAAAGCCGGAATATTATGGGAAATTAATTTTATGATGACGATCATCTTCATGATGTTGCATACTATTTATCCCATAAGACTTTTTAATTAAAGTTGAATTGTTAAATCTATAAATAAACGCCTCCTCCCGTTTATTAAGAATCATTGATATTGTTTGTAAAATGTTTAAGGTTGGATGCATGTAACAGAATCAATAATTGACAGTTTCAATAAGCATCCCTTATCTTATACCCTAAAATAAGGTGTTATCGGTTTTTGTTTATTTTGTACTTCTGACAAATACTGGTTATTGGCGGTATATGGTTACGTTTTATTTCGCAACTATATACTTGACTGTACCAGCGATTGTGTATAATGACTGGTTGGACTTTAATGTGCCAATCTGCTAAGTCGCAGATTGGCATTATTAGATGAATCGGGAAAGGCAGTCACAGCAAATCTCAATGCCGTTTGCGCTATGCCATAGTTCTCAAATTACATATCAAGCATTAGTAGGGCATGCTAGGAAACTGGCATGTCCTATTTTATTTTAATAAATAAGAAAGCAAGTAATCAAGGTTTCAATGCAGATACTCATATTCTCACCTTACACAAAAAAACAAGACTCTTACCTTCTTGTGAACAATCAAACTTCGAACCACTTATTTCTTTTGTTGCAGTAGAAACGCGACTATTGCCCCCCTCCAAAAAAAAAGAAAAAATAATTCTAAGAATAAAGCCTATTAAACAATTTCACATAAATAAGTGGCATTTATTGTGAAAAAGTATATATTTGCATTCATTTATATATTAATCAAATTCAACTATATGAATAACACTATCCAATACTTTACAGAATTGTTCAACAACAATCCTTTACTAAATGCATTTTCTCTCTTCTTGGCTATTTTAGGTATTATATTTACCACATATTTTTATTTTAAGAGTAAAAGAATAAGAATGCCAATATATATATTGAGAACTGTGAATTTAGTACGAGAAAACGTTCAGAAAATAGATACTGTAAATATCTTATACGCAGGAAATAAAGTAAATAATTTATCGATTACTAAAATTGCTTTTTGGAATGATGGAAAGGAAACTATTAATAATAGTGATGTTGCACAGAATAATCCTATAAGATTGATAATAGACAAAGATTGTATTTTTTTAGATGCAGAAATTATTTATCAAAAAAATCCTTCTAATGATTTTAATATATCAATATCAAATGACAATAAATATGTTGATATTACTTTTGATTATTTTGATTTTGAAGAAGGAATAGTATTACAAGTTTTTCATACAGGAAATAAAAGTGATGACATTACTCTTGTAGGACAAATAAAATCAGTTAAAAATATTCAACGAAAAGACTCTTTTTCATCATTTATACCTACATACATAATTGATATTTTAACAAAGACAACACTCTCTAAAAAAATAGTGAAAGTAGCATCTGGCTGGGCTATTTTTATTACAGGCTTACTCTTTACTATTTTCGCATTAGTTATACCATTTATAGAAATAGTACCAAAAGAATCAAATCCTGAAAAAGATGGATTGGCATCAATATTATTTATAGGTATTATAGGCATTTTATATGCTTTAATGGGATATAGTATGATTAAGAGAAAAATCCCAAAAGGGTTTAATGTTTTCAATGAAGAATTTTGAGAAATATGTTATATTTTAATTAAGGAAAATTGGACCGCTTTATTGATGATAATTATTTTTGATTCAATACTTAATTAATGAGCATCGTAATTTCAATAATGGCTGGTTGTGGATTCAGCACAGCCAGTCATTATATACAATCATTGGTACAATAAAGTATATAGTTGCGTAAACAAATATATGCCATTAATCCTTGAACTGGTATATGTTCATTTGTCTCATGATCAAAGTATATCTATTTCCAAATGTTCCAACATCTTGGAACTGTCCATTTCTTCCCCTCTATCATCCGAGAATAACATTTAAAAACATAATTGGTTAAAATTATACATACCGTTCTAATCCAATTGTTTAATAATGAATATGTTAGAAGTCGAAAGTGCCATGCTTATAAGAGGCCCGGGAAGGGATATAATAATCCTCACCTGGGGTTGGGGGCTGTATAAAATCTTGTCTGAATATTTCCGGAGGATTATCTGCTACCACATCTGCGTCATGGATATATATGTTAAAATAGCATTCGGGCTCTGTCTTTTGGTTATATGGTCCTTCTCCCACAAAAGTAAATTTGTAGAAACCGATTTTTTCCCCGTCTTTTCTGACCGTAAGAAACCAGATATTACCAGTACTTATCGTTTTGAATCTTAATCCTTTCAATGCTGAATACCTTTCCTCTATAAACTGACCATTCAAATATGTCTGTTTTTTACACGTAAAAGGCAACTCAAACTTGCCACCTTCAGCTGGTAGAATAAAAGGGTTCTGTTCCGACTGGATTTTATACACAAATGTCAACTTGCCTTTATCTATAATTAGTGGAATCTTTTCTACTTTTATGCCATTGATGGTAGAGTATGAAATCTGCAAATCGCCATTCAACATTTTATCTTCTTTATTTATATTTGAGGTTATATTTAATATCACCTGACCACCCTCCACTTTTGTCTCTACATCAGAAAACAGAGCTTTATCAAATTCGACCAAAACTTCTTTGGGAATAATAGGAACCTCTGAATCTAAAATATCATCTATTAATGTTTTCTGAATAATTGTAACCGTAATAGTACGTTTCTCCCCAAAACAGCTGAATGGTTTAAACGCATTTTCACTTGGTAATACCTGATATTCATAAATTTTATTGTTCTCTTCTTTTTGACAAGAAAGCAATATTAAAGAAATGTATAGAAGAATGAATGTCTTTTTCATATTCATGCGGTTTTATTTTTACAAATTAAAGGATTTTTTTATATGATAAAATACCAATTAATTGGTATTTCGCATAATGCAATCTAAACAAATCTTTTATTCATAGTCTAAATGCCCATGCGATACAAAGTCACCCTTTTAACACCAATGTATTGGCAGAACAACTCAATGCCAACTTTTAAAGGAGCTTCATTGCTATTATTGGATAGCCAAAACCATTTGTGATCCTAGTCTAAAAGAGTTAAAGGGTATAAGATGTACAAGCGTATTTGGCTAAGAACAAAAAGATTTAAATAAACATTAGGATTGCAACGTGATTAATAATATAATGTGCTTTATAAACATTCCCAACAAACTCTATTCAATAGTTGGTGCTACTCTTTCGATATAAATAGTATCAAAGTATGAAGCTAACACTCAATCGCAAATTCAGAGGCTCGACCTATACAATAGGCGACTTGTCCGTCAACGGTAAGTTTTTCTGTAACACCATCGAAGATACCGTAAGAGAACTTCCTGCTGTTTGCCCTAATACCCCTGATGGCTGTTCTTGTACCTGCAAGGAAAAGATCTATGCTGAGACTGCCATTCCCGCTGGGACATACAAAGTCACTCTTCAGTACAGTCCCAAGTACAAGAAGAAGATGCCATATCTGCACGATGTGCCCCATTTCATCGGTATCCTGATTCATTCCGGCAATACCGAAGTTGATTCTGCCGGCTGCATCATCGTGGGAAATAACACAGTTAAAGGGAAAGTGTTGGAATCCCGTGTTACTTTCCAGAAATTATATTCCATACTTGAGTCCGAAACCGATATAACCATTCAAATCATATAAGGGATGGCGGTCAACAGGCTCAAACCGCCTAAAAACCTGCATATCGAGTTCAAACCGTCACCACGACAATATGAACTGTGGAAGTTGTTGCAGCCTAATTATTGTCCCCATTGCGGCGGAGAAATAGAGCAAATCCTTGTCGGTTACGATCCGCAAAGGAATCCGCAGTATAAGCCGCAATGTAAGCAATGCAGGTCGCAAAACCTTCCACAGTTGATATTGGGTGGGGGAGCAGCGGGTGGCGGAAAGTCTTTTATCGGTAGCGTATGGTTGGTATCCTCGTGTATCCGGTTTGAGAATATTCGTGCGGTCGTCGCCCGTAAGACGCTCAAATCATTGAAGGAATCGACCTGGAATACCATCAAGTCGATACTGAAAGATTGGGGACTTAAAGAGGATATAAATTACAAGATAAACAATCTCGAAGGCACACTCACATTTTGGAATGATTCGGTTATTATCATGAAAGAGATGGCAGACATCCCCAGCGACCCGAATTTCGAACGTTTTGGTTCGTCCGAATATACCATTGCTATGGTGGACGAGGTATCGGAGATTTCCGAACGGGCTGTTGAGGTGCTGTTTTCCCGTCTCCGTTGGAGAACCCACGAAACGTTCAGGACGCCACGAATGTTACTCACGACTAATCCGACAATCAACTGGGTGCGCTCCCGTTTTGTACAGGACGAGAATGGTGAAAAAGTTATTTGCCGTGAAGGTGAATCCTATATTCCGTTTTCCGTATTTGATAACCCGAACATTGCTTTTCGTCAGGTTTATGAGGCTGCATTGAACAAAATTCGGGACCAAGCCACCAAGGAACGCCTGCTTTATGGTAACTGGGACTTTGTGGAGGCTAACGATATGGTCATTTATCGCAGTTTTGATGGTTCCAGGCATCTTGTTACCGGGCTGAAAGAAAAAGTATATGATCCTACCAAACCGCTTGTTACGGTTTGGGATTTCAATGTCGCTCCCCAAATGTCCGTGCTTTCCGCACAGATAGACTACGACAACAAGAAGGTATATATACTCGAGGAGATTCTCGGTAAGCCGGAGGAAAAAGAGAATAATACACCTGCATTGGCACGAAAAGTACGTTTGAAACTTTACCGTGACAAACATATAGGAGGAGTGGATGTAACAGGAGATCCGTCCGGATTACAGCGCTCCACCACTAACGAGGACGGAATTAATAACTACACCATCATTACGGATACTTTGGGTAAAGGAGTTCTACGCCCGAAAGTGAAACTTCTACGAAAGCAGCCTCCGCAGGTGACACGCTGTGAGTTTGTAAACGAGGTGTTCGATGGTTACAACGGCTGGAAAATACAGATAGACATCAAATGTCGGAAGCTCACACAGGATTTGATTTATCAGCTCCGCAACGAGGACGGTTCCAAGAATAAACAGAAGACTACCGATCCAAAAACCGGTGTAAAGTACGAGCGTTACGGTCATTTGTCCGACTGCCTTGATTATCTGCTATGTTATTATCTGCGCGACAGTTGGTACAAGTTTAAGAGTGGAGAAGACGGAAACGGATATGTGGTCTCTACCTCGGTTATTCAGGAAGGATTTTCATATTAACAACGAAATAAGAATATGTATAGACGGTTTCTCAATAACAACGATTATTTGGGCATCATCACCCAAGAAGCCCTTGCGCAGCTTACACGGGGCAATGACAGGCGGTTTGTCCAGGCTGAAGAATCGGCCGAAATAAGTATAGTGGAATATCTCTCGGAGAATTACGAAGTGGAGAAAGAGCTTGCCAAAGGAAAGTATATCGCCGAATATGACCGGCGCATTACCTATCCGGTGGGAGTACATATCTACTTTGAGGGACGAATTCATGAAGTGATACGTTCCATCAGCGGTTATTGCAAACCGTCAACAGTTATTTATTGGGAAGAGTATTCCGATATCAATACAGATGTAGCACAGGTAATAAATTATTCCCAGTTTGGCACCTATTATCCGGGTGATAAGGTAAATTTTAATGGGGTCATCTATACATGCCTTTCGGAGAATGGCTACAAGTTCGATGATATCCGCATCCCGCTGGTCAGTGGCTGGAGGAAAATAGAGAGTTCATTATGGCAGCCTATGGAATATCCGTTATGGAGCGTGGTAGAATATGGCGGAGAGCTCTACACGTTGATGACACTTGACAGCTTTGACTACAATCTCAATCCGATGGTTTCCGACAACTGGGGGGCTATTGCAGAGTATGATCCGGCATATAATACATATGAACTTTCGGATCATGAGTACGTGGTCTACAAAGGACAGGTATTCACTCCGGAAACAGACGTAAACGCTGACATTCCAGAGGCGGGACAATACCTTGTGTTACATGATCCACGTAATTCTAACCTCAAGAGACACATGGTAAGACTGGCCATTTATGAACTTACAAAACTCATAGCACCGAACAATGTGAGTGTTGTACGGATACGGGATTACGAGGAAAGCATGAAATGGCTTAACGATGCGGCAAGATTGAGGCTCAATCCACAAATACCCCGTAAACTTGATGAAACCAAAAAGCCAGTTACCGATTGGCAACTGGCTACATATCAGAGTGACTATAATCCGCACCGCAATCCATGGTTCATATGAAATCTTTGATATTCATGCACTTTGCATATTATACTATGGATTGCGGGGCTCCATAGTCCCGGATATTATTTATTTTCCTGTAAGGTGCAGATACTGACCCGGTTCCAGTCCGGCTCGGAGAACATGTTCCCTATGCCTTGTCCTTCCGCAATAATGCGTGAGGAGGCTATCCGATATTTTTTTGTCAGGATGTCCTTGACAGACTCCGCACGTGCACGTGCTATCCTCTCATTCACCTCCATGCTTCCTTCCGGTGAGGCATATCCCTTGATGACGACCTTGGATTCTGGATGCCTGTTCATATAGGAGGCGATCCGTTCCACATTGGGAAGTTGTGAGGCGTCAACCTTGGAGCTTCCCTGGCGGAAAGTTACAATGGACTCCAGTGTCTTGGCTTTTTCAATGACAGTTTCAATGACCGGTTTCTTGTTCTGGCATTCAGCCAGTTGTTTCTGGAGCATGTCCGCACGGCCAGCTGCTTCCTCTGTCTGTTTCCGGCTGTCCGATAGCTGGCTGCGCAGACTGTTGACACTTGCATTCAGGTTGTCAACCTCTGCCTGGTCATATTCCTTTACGAGAATGGCATGGTGCCTGCCGGAACTTCCCTTGATATAATAGGTAATCCCCGCAAGTAGTTCAACGTGTGCATTGTTGGCATTGAAACGGCTCTTATGCCGGTTGAAATCACCTTCCATATCATATACCAATGAAGGTTTCAGGCTGACCGCCCATGCTTTTTCCTTCCCGATGTTGAAGTTGAGGTCCATTCCCAGCCGTGTACCCCAGGAATTAGCGTCTCCCGTACCATTGACATAGTCATGAAGCCAGCCTATTCCGGCTACAACCTCCATTTCGAACGTCCGGGGTGTTCCGGGATAACCACCAAAAAGATTCATCATATTGAACTTGCTTAAAAGCTCGATATTCGAAGCGTCAAAAGCCGTTTTACTACCGCTTGTATTGATATATCCCATGACCGAAGTTCCAAGACTCAGAACCGGCGTTATCCGTTTGGACAGTTCAACACCCACGGCGGGACGGGAATTCTGCCAGAAGGCACGGTGTGTCATAGGAGTGGTCACTCCACCTTTGATCCCGACAGACCAGTTGTCCGTAAATTTTGTACCTTTCAATAATGTCTGTCCGTTTACAGTCAGGACAGACACTCCAAACATGCATAAAATTAAAATGTTTTTTTTCATTGAATTCTGTTTTTAATTAAACATAAGTGTAGATACTAATTGAAAAGTGCGCTGTATTCTAATTGAAAAGAGCTCCATCCATAACTTGTTACAAAATTACTATA